TGTCGATTACCTCTGTCGTCGGCGCGGCCGGTTCCGGCTCGCTGGTTACGTTCTGCTGCTCTAGCGGCGTGAAAAGCGCCTCTGCTCCTGCCCGTGCTGCTGCCTGCGTTTTCTGCTCGTCGTGCTCTTTGGCGAGGCGTTGCCATATCGGCACAATCCACGAGTTTTTAGAAAAGTCGTTGACCCGCATTTGCTTATCCGGGGGCATCGTCGCAATACCTGCGCGCAATGCGTCTAACGGCGATAGCTCGGGGTTAGCGGACATTGCGGCCAGGCTCGCGCGTGCGATCTTTTCTTTCTCCTCATTCGACCATCGCACAAAGTAACTAGACCGGCGTTCGCCGCCCTGCTCCTCCTGCCGGCGACGCTGAGCCATTGCATACGGGTGCGCCATTATTTGCCCTCCTCTTTGTAGAGCTGCGGAAAGTGTTTTCTGTTTGCGTCGTGCATGCCGAGCGCAAGCCCGGCCTTATAGGCGGCTTCTGAGCGTTTCTCGGGGTCTGCGTTGGGATAGAAGTACGCGACGACGGCGCGCAGCGCGTCGGCGAGCTGTTGCGCGTCCTGCGCGGTTGTCATGCCCTCGGTTTGCTCTGTCATTCTGTGTCGTTGGCGCATTGCGCGCCGAGTCGGTAAAAGTGTTACAAGTTATTTCCAGACAGTTGCAGAGTATGCCGATACGCGAAGCGCGACGCAAACGTTTTTATGCATGTGCCTAGCACGTTTGCGGCCTGTCGTTTGTTCGCAACGCCACCATAGAAAACGGCGACATAACATCATGTCGCCGTGTCGTCGTGCCGCTCTGTCGTCGTGTCGTTATGGCGTAACCTCGTCGTGCCGTCGTGCCATCAGCTCGGCCGCTCTGTCGTAAGACTCGGCCGCGCTGTCGAGCTCGCGGCCCTCGCGCCACAGCACGCGCGTTTTCGATCGGCCGGCGCGCACTTCGCCGCCATGCCCGACGAGCGCCACGAATGCGGCCGCGTCGTGAAAATCGTACACGGTCGCGCGGAGCCCGCCCGTCACGTCGTATATACACAATTTCTCTACAGCCGGCCGTGTCGTCATGGCGTCGTGTCGTCCCGTCACATTCTCAATAAGCGCGATTGCCGTGTCGAGCGCGCGCACGCGCCCCGCTAGTGCTGCGTTCATTCGTTTCCCTTGTTGTCCTGTCGTCGTGTCGTCGTGTAGCTTCGCATTGCATCGCACGCAGCGCGCCGCGAGCGGTACGTCGCGGAATTCCGCGAGCGACAGCCCCGCGCGGCGCAGCGCGACCGATGCCCCATTGCAGACCGGGGCGGAGCCGCCCCCGTTGCGGCCTAGGTGCTTACGTGGCGTCATGGTGACGTGTCGCCGTGTCAGCCGCGCAGCGCGGCGTTCGCTATCTGCTGAATGCGGCGGAATGCGCGCGCGTCGTGCTCGGCGTGGGCGTTGCTGGAATCGACCGACGCGGCCGCCTCGATACGCCGGAGCGCGTCGGCGAGCTGCGCCGTTATGTCGAGCTGGCGCGCGAGGTCAAGCGAGAGCTGACCTACGAGCGCGGTTTGTCCAAGTTTCGGTGTCATGTCGTCGTGTCTCCGCGTCGTCATGCAAAAGTGTGAGCCGCGCCGATAGCCCACGAGCCATACAGCACGAACGACAGAGCAACGCCGGTTGCTACGGTTTGAATTACCTGCTTCATTTTCGACCCCTATTAAATGTTTTGTGTCGTCATGACTACGTGACGACACGGCGACATTAACAGGGGCCGCCGTGAGCTGTCAAGCGCGAATGCCGTTGCGGCGCTGCGCGCGCTGCTCGCGCTCGTAATCGTCTCTGCAATACGAATCGCAGAATAAATGCGGATTGGGTATGGACGACGAACAGAAATAGCACGCGCCGATCGCGAGTAGTCCCGGCTCCCGTTTGCGCTTGGCGAAAAGCGCCGCCTCGGCCTCGGCGCGGGCTTGGGTAATGTCTGCGTCATCCGGCATTCGTCGAGCCCTCCCGGCGTGCGATTTCGCGGTCGAGATACCAACGCGCTTTTTTCAAGTCCTCTATCGCGTCGTGTTTCAGGTCCGCGCGCCAAATGTACTTAACGGCGTTGCCGAGGCAGAAGCCCATATGCTCAGTCACGACAATGCACTCGACGCCGGAAGGGTGCGCCGTGTAGTGCGTCGGGTGATTTACGGCGTCGTGTCGTTGTGTCGTCGCGTCGTCGTGCGGCTGTGTCGTTTGCGCAAGCGCGGCGTGCATCGCCTCGACGATCGCCGGGTAAATGCGGGAGGGGGGCGGCCCGTAGCGCGTGCCCTCGTCGGCGTCGCCGAGCTGCGCCTCGTCGATCATGCGCCCTTCGTACCAATCATAAAAGCCATCGGCCGGGCAATCTGTCGCGTGCGTGCCGTTTGTCCGGCCGCATTCCAGGCATCTGACAAACGGGTTCATTTCGACGCCCCCGCTTGCTTGGCTGACAGGGGAGGGCGCGCATTGATCGCGGCCGCTAGGCGTTGGCGCGTAGCGGCGGCTTTCGTGGTGCGCGGCCTGCGGAAAATGAGCTGCTCGCGCTCCTCGACCGGCAAGCGCTCAAGCGCGGCGAGTGTGACGAGGGCGGGATTAGGAACCGGGCTCAGGCCGTAAAGCCAGTTTTTGACCGTTACCGGAGATACGCCGAGGGTTAGCGCGAGGTCGCCGTCGATCATCCGGTTAGCGCGGAGGAGCCGGTTAAGCTCCGCGATACGCTCCGCGCTCGGGAGCTTCGAGAGCTGGTAAAGATTCGTCATGGTGATATGTCGCCTTGTCGTCAGGTAGTCATGTCGTCAATCTCCTGTAACGTCTGTTTGCCGGGTTGCCTGTGTCTGCGTCGAGCGGGTCGGCCCGCTCGACGGCTTGGGGTTACTTCGGTTCTTCGGTGCTGATTGGCTTTACGCCTGCGGCCTGCATCTGCGCGGCGAAGCCCTCTAACAGGAGCTGGTTTAGGCTCTTGCGCTGCTGCAACGCGAAAGCCTGCATTGCAATCCAATCGTCCTGACTCCAAGGGCGCACAGCGATAGCCGGCCGCTTGGCGGTTCCGCGCGCGGCCTTGCCCGAGCTCGTCGAGGAGGTTTCAGCCGGCGCAGGCGCGGGCCGCTTTGCTGCGAATTTCGAAAGGTCGTGTTTCATGCGTGGGATACCTCATTAACTGCGTTATGAATCCAAGCCCACACGGCGCGAATGTCGTCGGCGGCCGGCGTGCCCGGCGCGTATTCCGTCACGGCGCGGCCGCTAATCCACGCGTCGGGATATGCGTCGAGGCTTGCGAGGGTGTGTGGGCATACCGCGCCATAGCCCGAGAGGAGGGTGGTCGCGGCGGCCTTACGGCCTGCGGCCTTGCGGCCTATGCGGTTGATAACGAAGCCGAACGGCTTCGCGTGAGCGTTGAGAATGGCGCAGGTTGCCGGGAGCGTGAGGTAATCATTCGGCGTCGGCTGACACGGCACGACGACAAAATCCATATGCGAGACGAGCCCGGCGACGCCTGCGTCGGCGTGCGGCGGAAAATCGACCATGACATATTCGTAATCGTCGGCCTGCGCGGCCGCGAGAAAGTCGAGGATGGTCGAGGGCGTTACGACGCCGACGAACGGCGTCGCGAAAGGCCGATCCTCGCCCCATGCACTGACGTTGCCTTGCGGGTCGGCGTCCACGAGTGCCACCTTGTTTTGCTCCGCTGCGATTACTGCGCTATGCGAGGCGAGCGTCGATTTTCCGGCTCCGCCCTTCTGCGAAAAGTAGCCGATAACTTTCATGCGGCCCCCTGATCGAAACGCACGAGACAGGAGCGCACTTCGCCGAGCGCCTTTTTATGCCGCGCGACCGGCTCGGGGTAGTGCGGCGTTTTTGGCTCCGATTGCTCAAGCGCGGTTTTTGCGAGCCGGAGCGCGTCGATTAGCTCGCTGTAAAACGGTAAATCTGCGAGAGCCGCGACGGTATTCGCGGCCGCGACTACTGTGTCTTTGTCTGCCATGCTGGCCTCTCTGTTTAGCTGGTTCGGGTTATGTCGTCACGACGACATAACGACTTGTCGCCGCGTCGCCGTGACGATTGCGAGACGATAAACCGAAAGGTCGGCCGGGCGCAAGTGGTAATCCCGCGTCCTTATGCACAAGCCGGGAAAACGCTCGGGCGTTTCCCCAACTTGCGCACAAGGCATCCTCGCGGCGTGCGGCCTACGGCGTGACTCGCTCCGCTCGCCTTGTTTAGATAGATTTCTCCTATCGACCCCCCGGCTTGCAAGCCCGCTTTTCAAAACCTCCATATGACCGGGAGCGCCTCGACGCCCACGCGCGACGGCCGGCGTTATGCCACCGTCCACTCTCACGATAAGATTTTCGGGGGCCGTCAAGCCGCGCAGCGGCGTTTTAACCCCCGCTTGCGGGGGTCTGGATTTGAAGCGCCGTAGGCGCGCGGCCCTCGCGCAAAAGACAGAATCAGAGGAATCGTGCGCAAACCCGCGCCGTTGCTGGCTCGTGAGGCTCATTTTTGAGCCCCTTTAGGCTCATTTTTGAGCCTTTCCATGTTGCATTGCAACAATTCGTGTGTAGTTTTTGAGTAGAAAAGGCTCATTTTTGATCCTTTACCGGCTCGCGGAAACGTGCGCATTGCGGCTCTTGTGGGCGAGCCGTTTACTTGATAAATTACGCGAAGTTCCGACAAGGAGGGCGTATGGGCAAGGTGCGATTTCAGGGCGAGCGGGAGTTTCTCGACACGGCGACAGGCGAGATTTTCGGCGCGCAGGTCGTCGCGCGCGAGGTAGACGGCGACGCCGGTTTCGATAAAATTTGGCTCGGCGCAATCCTCGAATTGGTTAATGAGGTCGGCGGCCAAAAATACCGCGTGCTGCTGTGGTTGCTCCAAAACCGCGACGCCAAAAACGTTGTGCGCGCAACGAAAGAGGAGATAGCGAGCGCTACCGGCGTTGCGCGCGCGACGATTACGCGGCTGCTCGCGGCGCTCCGCTCGGCCGACGTGATTAGCGAGGTTCGCCGCTCCGTATGGCGGCTTAACCCCAACGTCGTATGGAAAGGCCAACACCACACGCGCATGTCTGTCTTGATCCAATACCGCGACGAGCGCGCCGAAGCACAGCGCGATCTTTTCGCGGAGCCCGAGGCCGAGCTTTTCCCCGATAACGTTCATCCGATTAAGGCCGCCTAAGCGGCCGCAAACTCGCTGCCGGGGGTATGGGTGAGCCGGAGCCCGACGAAGCCGCGCAAGCCCGTCCCGCCCTGTTTCTTGCGCTCAAAGCCGCGCTGTTGCAGGGCTTGGACAAACTTCTTTTCGCTGCCGGGAAATTCGCCCGTCACGCCGCAGAATTCCTGCCAGTCTCCGTACAGCGCGTGCGAGTTGATGAATTCATCCGGCGCGGGGTCGGTGCGCTCGCGAAGCCATGCGCCTAGCGGGTCCTCGTCCTCGAAATATTCCGCCGTCGCGTCCACCACGGCGCGCGGCGCGACGAGCCCGATTTTCTGCCACTCGATCGCGCCCTCGATCGCCCATTGCAGGATTGCCGGATACTCGGCGACGAGCTTTTTGTCGAGCTGCTTATCGACTTTGCGCGGCTTGACCGTAAAGGGCACAAGGTGGAACCGGCGACGCATGGCGTCGTCTAGGTTCGTGATCGTCGGCTTGTAGTTGCCCGCGAATAGCAATTTGAATTGCGGCTGATACGTAAAAAAGTCTTTCGCCATAAAGCGCGCCGTAACGGGGTCGCCGCCCGTTAGCGCCTTTACCTTTGCCTCGTCCCACTTGCGGCCCCTGTCGTTCTCCTGCGCCGTCACGAGGCGCGCGCCCGCGAGCGCGGCGAGCGAGGTAGGGTGCTGGTCCGACTGCGACGCCATAAACGTATTCATTGACGTAGGCTGTGCGTAGTCCTTCCAAATTTTCGTGATCGCGTTAAGAAACGTGCCTTTGCCGTTGCCGCCGGGGCCGTGAAAAAACGCGAGCGCGTGCTCGTTCGTGAGGCCCGTAAGCGTGTATCCGGCGAGGCGTTGCAAATACGCCTCTAGCTCGCGATCGCCGCCCGTCGCCTCGCGGAGAAACGCCTCCCAAAGCGGCGCGGCGCGCTCGGCCGGCGCAACGAGCGTCGTTTTCGTCATCAGGTGTTCCGGCGAGTGCGGCCGCACGCGACCGGTTTCGAGGTCAACGATTCCGCCCGGCGTATTGAGGAGGAGGGGGTTAGCGTCGAATTCCGAAACCTGCGCGACGACGGCCGGGTTAGACGACGCATAGCGCGCCACGGCGAGCATTGAGTTAAGCGAGGCGCAACGCGTCGCGACTTTGTTCGCCGTGCCTTTCTCCTCGATCGTGACGAGCGCCTCGGCGCTCGCGGCCGCGCCGATCTTTCCGGCCCAATGGTGTACGGTCTGCGACTCGTCGCGCGCCCAACGCTTGCCCGTCCATACGAGCCATCCCCCGAGCGCGGAGCAGTACCGCAGCTCGTGACCGTGCTTTTTCAGGAACCGCGCCGCGAGCGCGCCGTCGCTGTACTGCACGCCGGCCGTGCTCTGCTCGACGAGCTCGCCCTCGGCCGGAGGGTCGATCGCGTCGAATTCGTCGGCCGGAACGTGCCCGAACTCGCGCGCCGTGTCGAAAAGGTAATTCGCGCCTACCTCATACGGGGGTTGCATGCGCTCCCAATCGGCGCGCACTGTGTCGGCGTCGTTGCCGGCGTAGTTTTCATTGCCCTCCCACTTGAGCGCCCAACGTTCGAACAGCTCGTAACCGGCCTCGCCTGCGGCCGCCTTGATCGCATAGCCCACGCGCAAGTAATCATCGCGGCCGGCAAAGTGCTCGTTATCGTTCGGCATCGCGTCCACGGCGGCCGCGAGCTTGTCGAGGTCGTCGGCGCTGAGGTTGCCTTGATTGATGCCGTCGCGATCGACGGACAAAGAGCCATTGCCCTCGCGCTCTGTCGCGTAGCCGAGAAAGTCGAGCGTCGCCGCGAGCTCGACGAGAAACGCGTCGGCCGCCTCGCTGTCGATCATGTTTAGCGCCGACGCCTCGACGAGCGGCGAGCGCCACGAATACGGTTTCTGTGTGCCTGGGTGAATACCGGACAAAACGAATTGCTGCCCGTCGCCGAGGATTTCGACTAGATGCTTACGGCCATCAATCCATAGGCGCATGCGGCCGAACGGCGCGGCCGTGCGGTACATGAGGAGCGACTTAGGCACGCGCCCTTGCCGCTCCGGCGCGCGGCCTAGGTGCGCGATCGCAAGCGCGCGGATTACCTCGACGAGCTGCTCGTCGCTGCAATCAATGTCAACGGCCGGAAACGAGCCCGCACGCAGGCCGACGTTAGCGCCGTCTGCATCCCATTGCGCCACTTCGCGCAGCGTCGCCGCGCCTGCTTTCTGCCAGTTATAGCCGTACCACTCGCCGGAGCTCGATCGCTTGCCCGGCGTTTTGCCGAGCTGGTCGGCTTTGAGCTTGCTGTTAGCGGTGAGCTTCGCGCCGGGGGGCACGACACTAACGAGGTCGGTGAATCCAAGTTTGAACAGTTCGCGAGCGTTCATTTTCTAAATCGTTTCCCTTTCCATCCCTCGGCCACAATCGGGCATCCTTCGCCCCAATAGCCGACAGGCAAATCGCACATGATTTTTTCGAAGTCCTCAACAGTACCGAAACCCTCCCGCACTTCGGCGAGTATTTCGTCGTGTACCGTGAGCACGATCGGATAGCCGGCCGCCTCAAGCCTTAACATCGCGTCGCACATAAAATCGCGCGCCGTCGCCTGCGTGACGTTTTCGCAAATGAGGCCGCCGTATAGGTCCATCGGAACCCATTTGCGCGAGGTCGAGTTTTCGCCCCAAAACGTTACACACGGTTTCAGCGCGCCCCACGGCGTGAGACGGTCGCGAACGCTCGGCCGGAAATAGGCTAGGGCGCGCTGGCGGCTCGGCAAAATGATGTTCAGGAAGTCGCCGCGCTTAACAAAAACGAGCTTTCCATCGGCCGCGTACACCTTCCGGCCGGGGTTGCGCACGGCCTCGATTGCGCACGCTTCGAGCTCGGCCCAAAACGCGACGATTGCCGGATTCTTTTCGCGGTACTTTGTGATAACGGTCTTACCGAATTGCGCCGTAATCACGACGCCGGCCTCGCGCAGGCAAGTTGCGATAAATTTCTCTGCGCCCATTTGAAAGCCACAGCCGAGAATCGCGCGCTTACCCATATCGCGCTCGGGGGAGGGCTTGCCGATGCTGGCGAGCGGCGCGTTATAGATATCGGCCGCCATGATTCGGTATAGGTCCGTCCCGTTGCGGAACGCGTCGAGAATCCACGTCTCGCCCGCGAGCCACGCCAGTACGCGCGCCTCAATCGCGTTAAAGTCCGCGCCTACAAACTCGTGTCCATCGGCCGCGATGAGGCATGCACGCAATTGCATCGCGAGCGCCTCAAGTACCGGATAAATCAAATCGAGCTCATCGAACCGGCGCGAGACGACGGTCTCAATCCACGCCTCGGGCTTGTAATACAGGAGCCGCGTTCGGCTCGGGAGGTTTTGCGGCTGATAGAGCTTGCCGGCAAAACGGCCGGTTCCTGCGCCGTGGTACAGGATCGCGCCGCGCATGCGGGCATCGCGCGAGGCGCACGCAAACATCGCCTTAACTTTCGATACGGACGACTTGCCGGCCTCTTTGCGCAGCTCTAACAGGGCGCGCGCGCTCGGGTGCAAGTCGTCCTGCCCGAGCATTTGCGTTACGGCCTGCTTATCAATCTTTTCTGTGTCGATGCCGAGCGAGTTAAGAAACGCGACGATATCGGCGCGCTTCGTGACGCCCTCGACACTGCCGCCCGAGATTTCCCGCATGCTCTCGTTAGCGCGCGCCGTCGCCTCGGCGGCCATATCCTGAATGGCTCCGGCGAGCTCTACGTCGAGGAGCACGCCGCGATCGTTAATTTTCTGGTCGAGGATATAGATTTGCCGCTCGCGCTCGCTGATTTTGCGAATGCGCTGCGATACCGCGATCTCGGCGCGCACGTCCTGCGCGCAGTATTGCGCGAGGCGCTCGCGGCGCTCGGCGTCGTCCCACCATACCGGCGCGAGCGAGGGGTCTTTTTTCATAGCGGCCGCGTTGCGCGGCTTCGCCATTTGCAACATTAATTTTTTACCGTCGCCGTCCTTCTGGTCGATTAGACGTAATACGCGGCCGGTGTTGTCCAGTGCGCGGGGCAATGAACAGGCGGCCGCATCTGCGGCTGTACAGTAAAAGCGCTCGACTTCGATCGGCGCGAAGCCGTAGCGCTTAACCATGATCTCGCGCCAAATCGCGCGCTCAAATGCTGCATTCCATGCGCGCACGTTCGCGCCCTGCGCGATTGCGTGCCGTAAGTCGTCGTTGTGTCCATAGTCGTTATCTGGAGTCCATATGCGAACGTCGTCGGCCTCGCCGCCCACGGCGAACGCGGCGCACCATACGTCTGTATGCTCGTGCTCGGCGTAGGGATAGACGCCGGAGCGTTTGAGGTCTACCGTCGAGCGCGTTTCAAAGTCGAGATTGAGCTCAAGCGCGAGCGGGGCCGACAAGTCGCACATTTAGATGCCGCCCCGCACGAGAGCCCAAGCGCCGAGCGCGAAAACGCCCATAAAGAGCAGGAGGAAAGTTAGCCCGCTCATAGCGCCCCCGGCAATGTGCTGTATGCCCAAAGCGCAAGCCAAATATTGATTGCGAGCGTCAAGCCGTGCTGCCACGGCTTATAGACGACAGCCCGCTCGCCCTTGCCGAGGTAATAGAGCATGCAAAGCGCTTCGACGCAGCAGAGCGTAATGAAGAAATGCACGACGGTAATCATTCGGTTTCCTTAATTGAATGGGCGGCCGGAGCCGCCCCGGTTGCCTGCTTACATGAGGTCGTCGATTCCGTTTCCGGCCGCTGCGCCCTCGAATTCGGCTTCGCCTTCCTCGGCTTCAAACTCGTCCTCTGCCTTCATACGTCCGTCGAGGCGTTCGCCGTCGCGGATTTTTTGCATGTTGTTTAGGTAGAACGTCACGCCCTTTTTGCCTTTCGCCTCGAAATGCTTAGCGACGATCGACGCGATAACGACACAGCCGGGATACATCTGCTCGGGGTCGTTGATCGGTGCGGGCTTGCCGTCCGGCCCCTTGAAACGCGACACAATGCCGGGTTTCTTCTCCGTCGTGACGTTGATAAAAATCGAGCCTTCCGGGTAGCCTTTAGCGGCCGCGTCCTCACGAAACGGCACGTGAATACGCTTCGTTTTGAGGAGCTCGGCGGCCTTGCTGCCATACTTCTCCTCGGCCGCTTCGAGCACGGCTTGCTTGAGCGCGGAAAGGTCCGTACCGGCCGGGAACACGAGCGAGGCCGAATACTTGAGCTTGCCGTCATCGTTCGCGCGCGGCGTGAAAAGGAAAGGATAGCTAAGGATAGCTTCGGGAGTTTTGATTGCTGGCATGTCTGTTAGTCCTGTTGGGGGGCTTCGATTGCGTCGAATTCGTCGCCGGGCGAGACGCTAATCGCTTCGCCCTTCGCCGATTCCGGCACGAGGTTATAGCCGCTCGATTCCTTCACATAGAGCGAGGCGGCTAGGTTCTTTTTGCCGACGATTTTCTCGACTTGCGCGACCGTCTTTAGCGTCGGCTCGTTGTATAGCTGATCGCGCGTTACGTCCGTCGTCTCCGTCAAGCGCGAAACGATTACGCTGTCGGCCTCTTTCCACTGCCGGTTAGCGCGCTTCGCTACGAGCTTGAAACCGGGCACGGCGCGGCCCTGCTCGGCCTCGCTTTGCAGGAACCCGCGCACGTCGTCGAGCCAATCCGCGAATTTGACGCGCTCGGCCACGGCGAGAATTTCGGCGGCCTGCTCAACGGTCATTGCCGAAACAGAAGGGAGCGCCGGGAATACCGGAGCCGGGAGGGCGGCCGACATTGCATCGAGCCGTGCGGTGCATTGCCCCTTTGCAGGGCAAAAACGACAGTGCTCGCCGGGCACGAGCGGAGCGTCGGGCTCAAGCGTTGCGGCGACAGCGGCCGTAACCTCGTCGGCGAATTCGATCATTTGCCACGGCGAATAGGTGTGCGAGCGGATCGGCCCGAGCTCGTGCTCTTTGCGCGGCTGACAAATGAACGTCTCGACGGCTTGAATCGACCAATCGCGAGGCATCGCGACAGATACCCAAGCGCCGAGGCCGTAAATCTTGAGCTGTGCGTTATCCTCGACTTCGACGGCCACGCCTGCGCCGTGTTTATAGTCGCCGACGATCAAACGCCGCAGCGCGGGAACGTATGCGATAAGGTCGCTCGTCCCGTAGACCGGCGCGGGCGTGCCGAGCGCGTCGAGGTTGACGCGTTGCTCAAGCAAAATAACCACGTCGAGACCGGCCTCGACATACGACATAACTTTCGCGACATACACGTCCACGGCTTCGAGCATGTCGGTCGTTGCGACGAGCTGCGCCTCGGCGGCCGCTTCGTGTAGCGCGGCATCATCCGGCGATAGCCGCGACCGTAGAATCAGCTCGGCGAGGGCGTGCGCGTTCGTGCCTTCCTCGGCGTATTTCGAGCTCTTTTCCTCGATCCCGGCCGACATGCGAATCGAGCCGGGGCACGTCATCCAACGCTTTGCGCCACTCGGGCTATGTACTGCGTGACCCATAGCTAGGATTCCTTATGTTCTGGAACCCTAAACATTAGGGTTCCGTATCATTCGGAGGCCGAACGATCGGCCTCCTAACTAAATCACATCAGGCTTTCTTCCGAACCTTCCGGCAATTCGGCTTCGCTCGCTTTGACGCCGCGCGCGAGGTAGTCGGTCGCGGTCGCGATAAAGTCGGCGAATTGCTCCGGCTTCAGGTCGCCGCCACGCGAGACGCCGAAACGGGAGAACAGGGCGCGCGCTTCTGCCGGGCCGAATTTCGCGGCGTAGTCGGTTACGGCTTTCGTTACGTCGGTGATCGTTGCGGCCGGCGCGGGCTCGGCCTTCTGCGCGGCTTCGCGCTTGGCGGTCGATTTCGATTTCGTCGCCGGCTTCGCTTCCGGCTCCGGCGTCGGCTCGACGATCTCGGCTTGTACGTCCACCACTTCGGCGGCCGGCGCGCGCGGCGCTTCGCCCGCGATCAAACCTTGCTCGATAAGCCACGCCTTGACTTGCGCCGCTTCTTCAAAGCTTTCGCACTTCGCCGAGATTTGCCCGTTCGGAAATGCAACGTTAATAATCAGTTCCATCCTAATTCCCCATAAGTTCGAGAATGTCGCGCGCTCTGCGCGACGTGATTTGTGAAACCGCCTCGTCGATCGAACCGGCGAGAGCGAACGGCCTTACAAAAACCGGGCGGGTCTGCCCGTAACGATGAGCTCGCTTTGCGGCTTGTACGTTGATATGAGGCGTTACGGATTCCTCAATAAAATTAACGTAAGTCGCCGCCGTGAGCGTGATCGTGTGGTGCCCCGCGTCGAGCTGCACGACTGCGGCGCGCGTGCGGGGGTCATTCTGGAATTGATATTCGGCGGCCGCGCGCACCTTGTCGGTTTGCCCGCCTTGGATCGTCACGACGCCGAACGCGCGGAGCTGCTCCGCGACGATCGCGAGCGCCGCGCGATGCTTGCCGAATATCAGGGTTTTTTCATATGCGCCGCTTTCGAGCTCGTCGGCGATTATCTGCGCGACCGGCCGCGCTTTCGTGAGCGCGGTAAGCCGGCGCACGGCCGCGAATACGATCGGCTCCTCGCCATCGGCCCAAAGTGTCCGCGTATCGTCCAGGGCGGCCGACTCGATTACGCGGCGCGCGGCCTCAAAGTCGGGCGTATCGACGAGCCGCGCGAGCTCGCTGGAAACGTCGGCGGCCTCGATCGTGTATGCGTCCTGCCAGAAAATCGGCGGCCCGCTCCACAGCTCGGCCGTGCGCCGGAGCATGACGGAATCGAGGAGGGCGCGCAGCTCCGGCGCGTTGCGGTTGCCGCGAATCTTTGGGCCGTAGTCGCCGTGTTCAAGTTGACAGTACCGCTCGATAAAGCCGTCATAAGTGCTCGTCGCTTCGGTGAGCTTTTCCGGGAACAGCGCGCGCAGCATCGGGAATAGCTGGCCGGCGTGCGTCGGGACCGGCGTCCCGCTCATCGGCCAAATGTAATCGCTCAAGCCCGCGAGGCCCGTATTCCGGCAATGCGCGCCGTATAGCGCCTTTGTGCGCTTCGCTTGAGGGTTCGTGAGGTAGTGCGATTCGTCCAGTATGCAAACGTCCGGCCGCCATGCGCGCAGGCGCTTACGCAATGCCTTATCGGTCGCGAGCTTGTCGTAAGACTCGACGAATATCTCGGGCCGCCATACGGACCAACGATCGAACTGGCTACGCCACATAGACCGGCCGAGCGCGGGTGCGGCGACGAGCACGCGGCGCGCGCCGACGCGATCGGCCGCAAAGATAGCTTGCGGCGTCTTACCCATGCCGGGCACGTCCGCGAGCAGGCCGCGCCGAACGTCGGCGAGCCATTCGCCGCCCTCGCGCTGGAATGGTTCTAGGATCATGATTCGCGGGAGACGGCCGCAGAGACGCGGAGCCCGAGGCCGCGCATGCGATCGCGCAGCGCTTCAATCTCTGCGAGGTCGTCGGCGTACTCCGCCACATTGGGGCAAGTCGCGATTAGGTTATGCAGCTCGACGAGCGCATAGTCGATTGCGAGCTCGACGAGCGCGAGATTCCGGCCGGTGATTTGCATTACGCCGCCCGCGCGTCGAGCTTCGTAAATGCGTAGGCGATAAGCGCCGCGTCGCTCCGGCCGTGATCTTTCACGAGCGCGAACAACTCGGCATACGCCGGGAACAGTTGACAGGCGCGCAGGCGCGAGCCGTCCTTACCGCTCGGCACGCGTGCGAGCGCTTGCCACTTCTGCGGCTCGATCAACTCATAGGGGATATTGAGGCCGCAGAGCACGCCCTCGATTACGCCGAAGCAATGCCCGAAAGCAAAGGTGCTCGACAGCCCTTGCTTTGGCATGGCGTGTACGCGCTCAAGCGCGGCAAAATCGACGCGGTATGCGCCGAGCATGCGCGCAAACGCGGCCGGAATGATTCGGCGCACTTGGCGGCCGCCGATCTTTACGACGGCCGTAGGCGTGTCGAAAACCTCAAGCGTGCCGAGCTCTGTGTCGAGCACGGTTACAGCTCCGGTCGCGCCGGGGTCAATTCCTGCAATTCGCATACTGGCGTCCTGTTCTCTCAAGTTCTATTGATCGGGATTCCTAACGGTTCCTGATCTTTGGCCGCCCTCGTTGGGGCGTCGCTCCCGCGTTACACACTTATTGCGCAGAATTGAGCACTACACATTTTTTACTCATTCAGTGCGGTAAAGCTTTCACGCATCGGCGAGGTTTGAATACTAGCCACGCTGAAACGAATTTGAAATAGGTAAAACATCGAAATATTTAACGGCGCTCGATTGACATTCTGCGAATCCGTCGCTCTCGCCCGCCCAGCATAGTGTTGCGGCGTTACGACACTATTTATTAATGTCTCCTTATGTTTCTCTCGCGCGATACTGTCATTATTGGCTCGATCGATTACACACTATTTACACATTATGGAAACCGGCAATAAATACGTGCATGTACATCGTCGGACGTTACTAATCCTTTCGCACTCCGGCCCTAGAACAGCGGTGCAATTGGCCCTTGAATTCCCGGCCTGTCTGCGCACGATTCAGCGCGCTCTTACTGCGCTACACTCTCAACGCGCCGTTTTTGTTTCGGACTACAAAGTAAATCGTCGGGGCCGCCCGTCGAAAGTTTGGAGTGCTGGAACCGGCGTTGACGCGAAACCGCCCCGGCCGCGCACGTCGGCCGAGCGCCTAATCGCAATGCGGCGAGGTTGGTCGCCGGAGGAGCGCGACTTTGCACGCGCTCGGCGTCGGGCGCTCGCTCGCAAGCCTCGCCGCGATAAGCTCATCGCCGCGTTTTTCGGACCCCCGCCGAAAGCGCGGCCCCTCTCAACGATTGGAGAAAACCATGTCTGACGTACAGGAAAACGAAGCCCCGGAGCCGATCGACGAAGCGGCCGTGAATGCAACGGTTGTTTCTGTAGAAGCCGTAATGCCCCCGGCCGATCTCGGCCACAGTCTCGGCGTTGACGATCCCGGTCATCATCACGGCATTAGTACGGCTTTCGAGCCCTCGACGCACTTCGCGTATGTGCGCGAGGAGCTGCTCGCCGTCGTGTTCGGCATCAAATCCGGCGTTAATAACGGCGTCGAGCGCGCCGAGTCGCTAATTCGACACATTGAATCGCTGCTGTAACGGCGACGAGCTGCAAAGAAAAAGGCCGCATTGCGCGGCCTTTTTTATCGGATATTGATTGTAGGGAGTAGGCCGGTTCCGTCGTCATCGACGGGCGCGGCCTGCGCCGGATCGGCAAGCGCGCCATTGATCCCAAAGAGCGGGCCGACGCTGTTCGTAACGCGGTTGCCCGGCGTCGCGAAAATCAGGCTCTTAGGCAGATAGCGCGACAGGGCTTGAACGCCATTCCCGAGGCCCGCAACGCCCGCGAGCGTCGCCGGCACAACGGCGGCCGGGCTCGCGCCGAGGAAATGCGACAGAGCATAAGCCGCGCCCCCCGTAGCGCCGAGGTTTTGCACGCTTTGTAACCGATTCCCGTTTTTGGGGTCGGCCATCACGTCGTTAGCTCCGCGCCCGAGCTCTAGGAGCGTTCGCATATCCGCCGCGCTCTGCTGCGCGCCCTGCGTGTTTTGCAGGACACTCGCGAGCACGTCGTTATCCTCATTCAACGATCGCAAGCCCTGCGAGACGCCCACGCCCGGCGAGGTCGTCGTCGCGCCCTTGCGCGCGGCGTTGCGAAGCGCCTGATACGTTACGGCCTGCTGCCCGTTCGGCGACATGAGGCCGAGCGCATACGGCGCGCGCTCAGTCTGCGCCGTGTTGAAATAGTTGTTGTACAGCCCTTGCGCGGCGAGGTCGTAATCGGTTTGCGGCGTGCGCGACGATACGAGCTTGTACATTTGCGGGTCGTTGCGGAACGGGAGAACCTGATTCTTAAACGCGTCCATCGCCGCATAATGCAATTGGCCCACGCCTCCCGGCGCGTTCGCCGCCCAATCGCCAATGTCTCCGCCCCCGCCCGGCACGCCGTCGCCATTCAGGGCGCGATAGAGCCGCGCAATCATCGCCGTTTGACTCTCATTGCTCGCGCCGGAAACGCTCTGTTTCTGGCTCTGCGCCATCATTTGCCCGAGGCTCTTAGACAGAGCGCGCGCGTCCTGATAGGTGATCGTCGGAGTATTCTGAAACGGGGTTCCATTCTGTTGCAGAATCGGCGAATTAACCGGGTTCGTGCCGCCGATTACGGAACGCACAGCCGAGCGCGCGCTCGCGTCGGTGTTGAGGTCGTCGAATACATTCGGGTATTCGCTCAATAGCTGCTGAGCTGCGGCGCGCGTGCGCGGCAATTGGATTTGATTCGCGCCGGGGTTCGCGGCGAGCGCATTCTCGACGTTATCAAACGCCGTCGAGACATCGCGCTTTGCGCCCGCGTACTGGCTCCGCAAATCGCTTGCGAGGAGTTGATCTACATTTCCGTGTTGCGTGCCGAGCCCGGCCGGCATGTATTGGTCTGCCGTCGCATTGAGCGCGGATTTAATCGCGTCCGTTTGCGCTTTCGCCGTCGCTTTCGGAATGCCCGAGGAGAACGGCGCTTTCTGCGCGGCCTTGGTGATCGCATTCCACCATCCGTTGCTTCCGCCTACGTCCTGCGCGTTGAGCGGGACGTTAGCGCGGCGCGCGGCGTCGATTACCTGCTGTTGCTGCGGCGTCGCCGCCATGCCGGGCAAAGTGCCGCCGCGCGTAACCATCGGCAAACCGTTCGCAAGCTTGCTTGCGACGGCCGCGCCGGGAACGCCCCCGGCCGTGCCCGCGACTGCATCGGTAAGGAACCGCGCGACCGGCGAGAAACCATGATTCGCCGCGTAGTCGTCGGCCGTGTCGGCGGCCGCCGCGCCCGTCGCCGCTCCGCCCAAGGTTGCGGCCGGGTTCGCGGCGAGCGTGTCGGCCGTGCTCGACAGCGCGCGCGAGACGTTCGGCGCGAAGCGGCCCGCGACATTCGAGAGGCCGCGCAAAACGCCGCCGAAACCGGCCGCGCCTAGCACGCTTGATCCCATTACGTCGTTAAGCTTTTCGGCTTTGGTCTGCGCTTGCGGCAAGTGTGCGAGGTCGCCCCATGCGTCGGCCGATTGCTGCATCGTCGGGATTTTGGTCCCGGCCACGCCGTTAATTGCGCCGACGATCGGGTCGTAAATCGAGCCGCCGATCGCGCCCGCGCCGTGCAACAGCATACGGCCGCCGAGCCCGATCTCGCGCCCGAGCTGATCGACGAGCGGCGAACGCTTCGCCGCAGGCTCGGCCGTGTCCGTTACGCCGGCCTGATCGTCCGACATATAGCGCGAATCCTGCGCCGGAGCCTGCGCGATCGCGGCCGCGCTATGCGGCGTAACGTCGTCGAGCTCTGCGGCGGATAGATAGCGGCCCATAGATTCCCTTTACTGTGTTGCAGGCGTGAGCATGCCCGATTGCGTGCGCGAGACCGGGAGCCAGCCACGCCCCGGAATTTGCACGAACGTCGCGCCCTTGCTGTTCGTTTTCGTCGTGAGCGCGCCGGAGTTGAGGAGCATAGGCGTCTCCCAAATCGACGGCGCTTGCTGCTCGTGCGCGATCCAAGCCGACGTTAGGCCGTTAGGATCGGCGCGACCGGCCGCCGCCTCTTGCGCGTAGTTGCTCACGAATTTTTGATACTCCTGCGCGTTGAGTACCTTAGCGGCGTTGATGCCATTGAGCACGCGCGCGGCCGTCGCTGATTGCCCCTTGCCGGCCATCGTCTGAATTGCGAACTGCAAATCAGCGTTGGTGATACGGCCGGGAAACGTCGCTTTTAGCTGACCCATGACGGCGTTCGCTTCGTTGTTGTACAGCTCTTGAATTTTGTCGATGTTCGTCGAATCTTTCGGCGACAAAATGCCCGCGCTTTGCAAATATTTCCCGATCGCGAGCGCGGCCGGAGCGCCCGCGTTTGCGCCGGTCTGCCGCAATAGTTGATCGTTGCGCGCCAAAACCTGAAGTTGCATAGGCGCATCTTTCGCGGCCGAGCTCGACGCGACAATTTCCTTTTGCAGCGCTTCGCCGCCGCCCTTTGCGAGCGCGTCGGCGGCCGGAGCCATGCCGGTTTGTACCGCGCCGGAGGGTAGTCCCTGCGGAGCTGCGGCCGGTACGGGGCCGCTCGGCATCGGAGCTGCCGCGCCTGCGCCGCCGCCCCCGGCAACGCCGCCCGGAATGGTCGGGAGCGGGGGAGGTTGGCCGCCGCCTGCTGCGGCCGGAGCTCCTACCGGCGTAGTCACATACGGAACGCCGTTCGGCGTCATGCCATGCACGCTGTAATCGTATTGCGCCCTGCTGCGCGCTGCAATGTCGGCGAGCTTCGCCTCAGTCTCGGCGACGCCCGGCCGAAGTTGTACGCCGTTCGGCGTGAGCACGGCTTTTCCGTCGAATAGTTTTCCGTGGAACGAGCCGTTAATCGAATCGTCGTGCAAGTTGACGATTGTCCCGTCGTCGAGCTGCTTATATTCCGGCAAGCTCGGCGCGAACGCCGCCGCGACGCCGCGCGCATTGCCGGCGTCGAGGAAACCGACGGTTTGCAGATAGTTACGCAAGCGCTGCGCTTTGGTCGCGGCGTCGTTAGCGGCGACAGGAGCCGCCGCGAGAGCCGCCCCTTGCGCAGACATAGGCGAGGGCATAGCGGCCGCTCCTGCGCCCGCTGCTGCGACCGGAGACGGCATCGCGCCTGCGCCGCCCGCTGCTCCCGGCGTTGCGCCCTGCGTGAACGGGTTCGGAACCGTGCCCGCTTGCGCTCCAGGCGTCGCGCCGGGCAAAGTGACCCCTTGGAATGCGTCGGGGTTCGCTGCCTGCGCCGCGCGCATCAGCGCAAGCTGCCGCATCATTTGCAAGCGGCCCATTTGCAACGCCTGCGCCGAGCTCGCCGACTTAATCGAATTGTCGAGCGAGTTTTGATACGCGCCTTGCGCGCCCTGCGCGCCCTCGGCGAATGCCTGCCCGAGCGTAACCTTGTGCGGGTGCCAGCCGGCCGCATTCAGCATGCCAATGCCGAAATTGAGGAGGGCGTTATTGCGCGCGTTCTGCAAACCCTCCTGCCCAATGATCGGCGCGACGGTATCGTCGCGCGGGCCGCCGAGCACTCCGCCGATTTTCGAAAACCAATCGGTCGGCGTTTGCGCGTCTTGCGTGTCGTAATCGCTCATATTTAAATCATCGTTGCAAGTAGGCCAGCCGGGAGCCCGAGGAGTTGCGCCATTTCCGCAATGGTCGCGCTCGGCATGTGCGGGCGTCCGTCCGGCGTATGCGCCTGCCCTTGGTTGTTTTGCTGCTGTTGCTGCTGCATCTTACTGGATTGCTGTTGGAGCTGGTTTAGGAGTCCCGAGGAGTTGAAACCCCCCATAGAAGCGCCGCCGACGCCCGACTCGCCCGCCACTGCGCCGGACAGGCCGCCGCCAAGCGCGCCGCTCGACGTGCCTGTCATTCCGCCGCCCGGTAAGAGCCCGCTAAACAGTCCTGTCGGCGAGCTGCCGAGAGCGCCGCCCATGTCCGCGCCGCTGCCAAAGAGCGAGCCGACGCCGCCCTCGATCCCGGAGCCGCCCGCCGAAACAGTGCCAGTGAGGCCGGCGTCGCCAAATGCGGCCGGGCCGCCGAAAAAGCCGCTGAGGCCGCCAGCTCCGCCCGTAATTCCGCCCGTTGCCGTCGCCTCTGTTCCGACGCCAGTCCCGAGCGCGGTTCCTGCGCTCGTGCCGCCTGCGCCGCCACCAAAGAGCCCGCCGAACAATCCGCCCAAGCCGCCCGAGCTGCCGCCGACTGCGGCCCCGGCCGCCGCGTCCGCTGCGCCGACGCCGCCAGCTCCGGCCGCGCCAGCTCCGGCCGCGCCCGCGCCGACGCCGCCAGCTCCGGCCGCCGCGCCTCCCTCGCCCGCGCCGAGAGCGCCGCCGAGCGCGCCCCCGGTGAAAACTGTTCCGATTGCGGTCCCGATTGCGTCGCCCGGCTTGTTCGCGGCGAGCGTCGAAAGGTTATTGACGATCGGGATTTTTCGAACCGGGTTAATCTTTTGGTCGATCTCGTCAAACGGTTTGACGATCGGCCGCAAAACCTGATTCGTCGCTTTCGGCAAGTCGTGGGAGGTCCAATCGGCCCATTTGCCGCCCGTTACCCACGAAAGCGGGTCCGTCCATTTCTGGATAGGCTCCGCGAGCTTGCCGACGATCGGGTCGGAGTTTTCGGAATCGACGCCAAAGCTCATTTTTAAAACATCCCCAAAATGCCGCCGCCGAGCGCGCTAAGCCCTTGCCCCGTACCGCCCGAACCAAAGATAGAGCCGCCGATACCTGCGCCGGCCGATGCTCCGCCGAGGAAACCGGCAAACGGGTTCGTGCTGCCTTGCTGCGTCGTCGTCGAGGTCGTGCTATACGGCGTTTGTCCGAGCGCGCCCTCTAGAATCGAGAGCTGTCGAATCGGCCAATTCTGGTTAGTGAGGTAGTTCTGATAGCCGACGTTATCCACATTCTGTTGCTGCTGTTGCTGGATATTGCCGGCGTTAAGAACGTTGTTATAGCCCTGCGTCGCCTGCGCGCTCTGCTGCGTGCCGAGCAAGCCGAGCACGCCCGCGCTTTGGTTTTGCAGCGTCGCGGCGTTGAGCCCCGCCGTTTGATTCGACTGTTGCGCGCTCTGCTGTAGCTGCTGCTGCGCTAGTGCCTGCTGCTGCGCGTTCGTGTAGTTCGCTTGGTTGAGCTGCGACGTGTTCGTCGCCATCGCGCGCGCATAGCCCTCATTCGTGAGAGCGTCTTGTACCGCGTTGCGCGTGCCGCCATACGCGCCCTGTTGCGTGGCGTTCGAATCGTTGCCGGCGTTCGCGATCTGATTTTGCCGTTGCAAATCAGAGTTCGTCGTGTCGATAACGTTTTGCGTGTACGGGTTGAGCTGCGAATTTACCGCGCCTTGGTTATAGCTCGTGCCGACTTGCGAGGGCGAGTATTGCCCCGCGCTTGTCGCATTTTGTACGCCCTGCGCGAGCGCGCCTTGCCCGGCCGTCGCGGATTGCTGCGCGAGGCCAAACGCATTTTGTTGCGTCGAGTTGAGCGGCGCTACCTGCTCGCCGGAATAGGGCGTAAAGGTCTGATTAGCGGCCGGAACCGCGTAATTGTTGTAATTGTTTTGCCCCGCTTCCTGTACCCATTGCGGAACGCTATTGGTTGTCGATTGGCTCGACCCGCCGCCGCCGCTGCCTAGGCTCATTGTTCGGTGTCCTTAAAATATTCTGCAAAACTTTCGTGCGATTCCATCAGGAAACGCCGAACCGTCGCGGAGTGCTCGCGCATCGCCTCATAGCCGCGCGTAATAAAAATGACCATCGAAACGAGTTCGAGGTAAAAGTCGCGCAGGCCGTATGCCGTCGCGCGGTCCTGCGCGTCTCCTTTTTCCATCCCGGCCGAATCCATAAAGGCATTCATGCCGGCCGCCATGACCGGCATTAGTATTGCGCCGTGGCGCTGGTAAAAAGGGTTCGTCTGTAGGCCGATCGTCGCGAGCCAAAAGGCCCGGTTGATCTGCGAATCGGTTAGCGGCTTGTCGCGGTCGATTAGGTCATCCCACGTTTCCGCGATCTCGCCGACGATATGCAGGAACCGCAATGCGTCGTTGTCCTGAATAATACCGGCGAGCAGAGCGTCGCGGTCTGCGTGCCATTCCGGCGTGTCGTAATCGTCTCTCATCAGTTCGTCACCACCACGGCCGAGAGCGCGCCGGTATTGCTCACAGTTACGCTATACCGCGTGCCGTTCGGCGCGCGCAGCACGACGCGGCCGGTCCCGACTTCGAACGTCCCGCCCTGTTTGACGTTTTGTGCGTCGTTGTATTCGAGCAAGCGTTTCCACGTCGGCCCGTCGAAAGAGGAGGTTAATTGCAGTGACATTTATCGGCCCTCGCCTTTGCTTGCGTCGAGGCGCAGCGTCCCGAAGTCGAAAGGGCCGTCGGCCTGAATGTCCACGCGCACGCGCACTTGCTTAGCGCCGAAACGCGCGTCAATCTCGCCGTTATCTTTCGGGTTTTTGTACGCCTGCGTTTGAGTCTCCGGCGCTTGCGGATTCTTTCGCATGAAAAACGACAGAGACAGATTCGCGGCCTCGCCGGCGTTTGAATCGAGGAGAATCGTCGAGACGTTCATTACGTTATCGCCCGCTCCAATCGCGATAGGGCCGCTCTCTGCGTACACCTGCCCGACGCGCGACAGGCCGCTATTCGTCCATCCCTGCTCGTGCTGATAGAGTTGGCAATCCGCGCCCGCGCCGACAGGGTACGGCCACGCATCGCGATCGGCCCATGCCGTGCGCGCGAGCGCGCCGACGTACCATGTGTTTTCGCGGTAATTCCACACGACGTATCGGTCGTTTTCGGCCGACGCCGCGCTCGGGTAGAAAAACCAAACCTCGCCGAATTGCGAATTAACGCCCGCGCAGACTTTCGCGCCTTGCAAGCCGTTAAAGTCGTTGAATACGCGCTCCTGCACTTCGCAAGGGAGCGCTCTGACAGTCCCGTCGTACACGTAAAAATTGCTTTGGCCCATCCATACGACAGCGCTCCCGGTCGTGAGCGCAACCGGCGCTTTCGCATGCTTCCCGATGAGGCCGCACTTATCGCCAACGCGGTTTAGGCCGTACACGAACGGTTGCCCGATATACGTCATCGTATGCACGTCGATATCGGTAAATAGGAGGTATTGCCCCGAAATGAAGCGTTGCCCCGCGATGAGCACACCGACGCTATTAACCTTGATAGAGCCGGCCGTATTCGTTGCGGCCGGCGTCCATACGGTGTAATCCCCCTGCGCGCACCATTGCACATTGCGAGGGTCGCCGCCCGCGCCGAGCAAAACCACCATGCGCTCGTCAGTGACGAAAAGCCCACGATTCATAGTCGGCGCGTTCGCCATAGGGAGCGCTTTAGGGTCGCTCGTGCCGCGCCAAACGTAGGGCGTGCCGTCCGCTGTCGAGCACGCTACAAGGTATTGTCCGAACGCGTCAAAACTCCAAGTACACGCGTCGAAAATGAGCCCCGAGCTCGCGCGCGGCGTACCGTATGCGGCGTTACCGTAGAGGTCCGCGCCCCATCCAAGCCCGTATAGCGAATCGACGTTACCGGCGATTAGCCCCGTAGGCGTAATGTCGTAAATCGCGCCCCCGTCGTGCGCGTATAGCTTGTCGGCCGTGCCCGCCGCGAGGAACCGCGCCGCGTTGTTATCGCGCCAAGTAAAGAGCCCTCTAACCGGCGCGTCGAGCGCGGCCGTCGTGAACCGCTGCCAGCCGCCTACGGGCCGCATGCGACCATTCCACCACCGCACGAGGCTAGAGTCGCGCCAACGCCCGGCCGCTTGATACTGCGTGCCGTTCGCGTAGACGCCGGGAGGGAGCGCAATAGGGATATTCGCCATTAGCTTTGCGGCCCCTGCGCAATATTCGCGATAACCTGTTTCGATTGCGTTTCGCCGGAGCTGCCGCCGAGGAAATAGGCGATTGCCTGTTTCGACTCGCTGAAAACGTAGCCGAGCACGACGCCGACGAGCTGCGCCGTCTCCGCGTCGCGCGCGGTCGGAGCCCATCCCATAATCAGCACGACGGCGAGCGCCATCGAGGCCGACACGAGGAGCCAAGCGAGCCCGGCCGGGGTCAAGTCGCGCACAGCGGTCTGACGACGGCGCGCGCTGTCGCGGTCTGCGGCGTCGGTCTGCGCGAGCTGCACGGCCGTCGCTCGCTCGTTCGCCTGCGCGTCGAGCGTTAGCTTAAGCATCGTCTCTTGGTGCGTGAGCTCGAATTGGCGTGCCTTTTGCAATGCGTCGGCGTCCTGCGTGAGCTTCGCGAGAATGTCGGCCGGCGCGGAGCTAGGCGAGCCAATCGCCGACGCGAGCGCCGCGCCGATAGCTGCGCCTCCCGGAATCGGCAATACAGCCCCGAGCAAGGGGAGGCCGATTTTCGCGATTTCCTCGCCGATCGCTTTCAAGTCCATAGTTACCCCGCGAAGTTAATCAGGTTATTGGCGACGCGCACGCTCCATCCTTTGCCGTATGTCGCGAATGCGTTCGCCTGCGCGTTCGACAGGAGCCGGTATGCGTCGAGCCGCATAGCGACGCGCCACGGCTCTAGCGCCTTGATTCCGGCGAGCGATACCGGCCCGATTACGCCGTCAACGGGATTAACCCGCGCCGCGCGCTGTAGCCATTTCGCCGCCTGCGGCGTGCCGCAATTTACGGCCGCGTCGAATGCCTGAAATGCGAGCTCGGCGTCGAGCTCGTCGAGCCGAAGCCGGTCCCAAAAATCCGTTTTGTAAATCGCCTTTGCGCCATCGAGCGACAAATTCACGATGTCCACATTCGGATACGACATTGCACTCACGCCGTATTTCGTGCCCTTGCATTGGCCCGAGCCGATAACGCCCGTAGTCCAATTTCCCCGGTCGCGGGGGTCGCTCGTGTATCCGCCCTCGACGCCGACGACGGCCGCGAAAGCATCATCAAATGCGCTCATTTCAGCTTCGCTCCGGTCGTATCCTCTAGGTGCTGTACCCGTCGCTCAATCGCTGGAATGTCGTGCAACGCCTCCCACAAAACCGCGCCTGATACCGGCAATACGATTGCAGTTAGCACGGCCATAACGCCCCGCGCCCACCATGTAGAAGCCGTTACGCGGCTCGCCAGCTCCGTATGCTTCGCGTCGAATGCGTCGGCTTTCGAAAACAAAACGCCGAGCTTTTCGTCGCGATCGGTTTCGCGCTCCTGCATACGTGCAATGTTTTCCGAAAGCGTCAGAAGTCGCTCGACGTTCTTCGCGATTTCTTCCAATTTCGTCTCTTGCCTTGCCAATTGCACACTTGTCGTTTCATCGCCCATAGCGCGGCCGCCCTCAAAGTAGCCGACAGCGTAGCCGCTTAGGAATGCGAAACGACGCGCCGTAACCGCTGCGCGTCGTTTGCCCCTCTAATCACGGCTCCGGCCGCTTCTAGCTGTCGTGTTATGACATACGCTGAATGAACGCGAGGGCATAGAACGGCGGCCGGTTTTCGTGGGCTCCGCCGCCGCCGTTCGCTTGAACGCTAATGCCCGTAACCGCCCCATAGATGCCGATACCGGTTGCGGCCGCGTTTAGCCAAATTCCCGTACCCGAAATTGCGGTTTGACCGACTGTGTTAAACGCCGAAGCGCCGCCCGCATAGTTCCCCGGTCCCGGCGAGTTGACTAGGAATGTCGTACCCCCCGGCGCGCTGTGGTTGTGCCCCGGATCATTAACGCCGTGTACGTGACCGGGGTCCGCGACAGCGTGCGCGTGCGAGGGGTCGTTAATGCCATGCGCGTGCGAGGGAATTTGAGCCAGAGTTAGCGAGACAGCGCTAACGCCGCCCGTAGTGCCCACTCCATACGAAGCGCCCGCGCCGACGATAAACCGATCGCGCAAATCCGGCGTGCCGTTTGTGCCGTCGCATAGCTGAAAATTCGACGGGATAGGCTTCGCCGTCGTATTCCACATAACGATCATGCCAACGGGTGCTGACGTATCCGTATATGCTTTCGCCGTCGTCTGATTCGAATACATTTGCGTGTCGATCGTGTCGAGGTTCGTATTCAGCAAACCGCCCCACGTATTCGAGTCGCCCCCGACTTGCGGCTTAGTCAGGTTGTAATGCGCGGTAAATGTATCTGCCATCGTTACACCTTGGTTTCGTATGCTGCGAGCACGCGGTCGAGCGCGCAAAAGAGGGCGTTAGGATCGAACCGCCACGATTCGATAAACCCGAGCGCCGCGCCCACTGCCTCAGAGCAAAAATATTTATCTTTGGACTGCGAAATAAAACCTACGACGAAATGCGCGTCGCCCCACGAATCGTAACCTTTCCCGGCGTTCGCTTCGAACCATGCACGCGCGGCGTGCTCGTCGAGCGGCGAGAGGTCGAGAAAATCCCACTCCTCGGCGTTAAAGTCGATCGCGCCGGGCGCGGCGAACCGCACGCCACCATCTAGGAACGTTGACGAGGCTGCGTAGCCGTCTGAAAAAATCAGCTCGACGTGTGCGTACCGCCCGTTTTCCCACTCGCGAACGCCGATATCAAACAGCGCGGCGAGCCCCTTTTTTGTCCCTTTGAAAAACGCAGCTCGCATTACGTAATCCCCGCAATGATGGTGTTTACCTGCGCGACGATATCGTCGTGTACGGCCTGCGCGCTCGCTGCGTCGGCCGCGCCTTGAATCTCATACTTGCGCATGCGCTGCGCGCCGATCGAAGCGAGCGCGCCGTTAAGCATGTCCGCTTGCCCGAGGATAATGTCGGCCGCTTGCTGGTTCGTTACGCCGGCCGCCGTAGCAAACCCCGTAACGTAAATGCCCGGATCGCCGACGTATCCGGCGCTCTTGAACGCGCTTGCCGCCTCCTCCCGCGCCTCATATTCCGCCTGGAATCTTTGCCACGTCGAATACTGCGACGCGACCATGTTGTCGATGCTGTCGGATAGCCGCGCCTTGAGCTCGTCGAGCGTTTCGGCGGCCGGCCCCGTCGCGACATTCCCCGCCGCGACCCATTCGAGATAGGCCGCGTAATCGGAGTTGAGCGGATCGGGCGGGATTAGCGCTTGATCTCTGTCGCGCACGACGAGCCCGTTACCTTGGAGTGTGTATGTCATCTTTTAGTACTCCGCCGAGAGGCTCATATTTGTGAGCTGCGCGACGACTTGACCTGCGGCCGTCGCCGATGCATATGCACTGAAGTAATTCGGTCCTACCGCTTCGAACGTCATCCCGGAGGCATTGGTTATCGACGATGCCGAATACGCCACAGTAGGCGAGGCGCGCATCATAGGAAACCCGAATGTGTTCCCCGTTGCGACGCCCGCATTCTGACTGTAGAGCCAAAATTTATACGTGCCGTAATTTTGGTAATAGCGCTCACACTGCGCGATTGCGTCTTTCTGCTGCCGAAATTCGAACGGCGTTGCAATGGTCCCGGCCTCTACCTGTAGGAGCGTGGCCGCGATTGTTGCATTCGCCGTGAGCCCCCAATTTGCGGTTCCGGTCGCCGTGATAAATGTACCGCTCTGCCACGCGTTAAGCGTCGTCGTGATATAGGAACCGGCGCTGAGGCCGCCAATCCAAATCTGTAGCCCGATACCATTCGTGTTCGGAATGGCGGCCGCTGCCGGAATCGCGGGCACGAGCACGGTGTATTTTTGTGCGGTATTCGCCACAGTGACGTTAATCGTCGTCACGTATGAATAGTTAGCACAAACGACAGCAACGCTATATGTTCCTGTTACCGATGCTTGGAACAGGAAACTAACCGCGACGGGTTGGCCCACGAGGTCGTAACTATTGACGCCCTCGATTAGCTGGTTGATTCCGCTCCAATAGTTTGTTCCGGCGTTGTTCGTCATTACCGCCGTGGCCTGCTGCTGCACGCAGAAATATGTCACGCCACCATAGGTAAGCGTGCTTGCGGATTGGGTTACAGTGCCGCCCGCGATGTTGACGCACCTGTATCTGTCGGGGCCGCCGTACCCACTTACCGCAGTCCCGGCCGTGGTCGCGATCGCGATTGAATTCCGCTGTTGTACCGTGCATGCGCCGTTGATAATCCGGTTGCGGCCGGATAGCGCGGCCGCGCTCATATTGCCGCTATCCCACGGCGTGTTACCGGCGAACGTCGGGCGCTGCGTGAACGCAGCAACGCCGGTCGATCGCGTGATAACGAGCGGATTGTCGATCGACGCGCCCGCGTCGCTATACCGCGTAATCTGAAAATTCGAGCCCGCGTTACTGCCGCTTTCCGTCGCGTTGTTGCGAATCACGCCCCAACGATTCGAGCCGGCCGACTGTAAATACACATCGGCCGTACTGCCCGCGACAGAGTTCGCCACGAAAGCGCCGTCGCCGCTCGCCGGGCTTACCGTGACCGATCCCGTAAAGGTGTCGCCTGCTTTCGCCGGCACGCCTAGCGCAGTGCGCGCCGCTGCGGCCGTTGTCGAGCCCGTACCGCCGCTCGTAACGGCGAGGGGTAGCGCGATACTCGCCGCGCTGTTCGCGGCCGCTGTAGCGCTCGCTGCGGCCTGCTGCGCGTAATAGAGCGCGGAAAACCACGCCGTACCATTCACGACGCCGCTCGCCTGCGAGGCCCACGCCTGCGCGAGCGTCGCCGAGCTCGCCGCGTTGCCGGCGCTCGTCGAGGCGTTGCCGGCGCTCGTCGAGGCGTTGCCGGCGCTCGTCGATGCCGCCGTCGCGCTGCCTGCGGCCGCTGTCGCGCTCGCGCTCGCCTGCTGCGAATAGTAGAGCGCCGAATACCATGCAGTACCGTTGACGACGCCGCTAGGCTGAGCGGCCCACGCCTGCGCGAGCGTCGCCGAGCTCGACGAATTCGTCGCGCTCGTCGAGGCGTTGCCGGCGCTCGTCGCCGCATTCGTGGCGCTCGTCGCCGCTGCATTCTGCGAGGCGAGGGCGGCCGCCGCGCTCGCCGCTGCTGCGGCCGCGCTCCCGCTCGTCATCGCGGTAAGCGTCGCCGCCGTCACGCTGATAGCGGAGAACGCGCCCGAGGTCGGATCAACGCGCCAGCCGATGAGGCTCGTATCCGCGTCGTATGTACCGGGCGGGTATTGGTCTTGAAACCACGCGAGACTGTTAGCGTAGCTTTGCCCCGTCCACGGCGTAGGCGTAGGCGGTTGCGGGTTGTCGATCGTCCCGCCGCCCGTTACAGGTGTCCACGTCATTAGCCAAAACTCCGCGCGCGCATTTTCAGGGGAGACGCGCCATACGCCGCGCGTTGCGTCGAGACTTTCAGGGCTTCGGCTCCGGTGCTATAGAACGTGCCCCACGTCGCGAGGCGCTCGTCGTTTTTCAGGTACGGCGCGGCCTGCAACAGCGCGCCATAGAGGTAGAGGTCGGGGTGATTTTTCGAAAGCCAGTTCGATTGATTCGCCGACGACAGAGCCGGCGCTTTGCCGTGGTAGACCATTTCCGCGACGTAGCTGTCGCCGGGAATCGGGAGCACTTCGATTTCCTCGCCGACGATCGTGTAAAAGCGCGGTTGCTCGGCGGCCGGATACTTGAGCCGGAGCTCGTCCATTTCCGAGGGCGTTACATATTCGATCGTTGCCGTCCCGCGCGCGGCCTGCGACTGCACGAGCAGGCGCAAATTCGACATTTCGAGGTAGTCGTCGGGGAGCGGCGTAAATTGCGACGTGATCGGCGCTTGAGCCCGCACTAGCAAATGCTGCGTGCGGAAACGCTCGTCTTTAGACATAGACGTTTCGGCGAGCTGAATAAAAACGGGGATTTGCGCCGTAAGGTCGTCGCGGTTTAGCCAGTCCGCGATAGTCGAGCACAGCCCGTCAAATGTCGTAATGTCGGCCATTTACACGCGCCCCGGCCGCACGCGGAAAAACTTGTTTTCGGGGTCGTTCAGCCATCGTTTCATTGCGGCCGGGTCGTCGGCGATTCCCTTTTTCTTGAGGTCCGCGAGCACGGCCAGCGGGATACGCGCGACGTGATGCACGCCATCGCCGTAGCGCGCGCGCTCGTCTACCGTCGCATAAACGGCCTTGTTCGCCTCAATAATGCCCTCGGCGTCCTGCACGGTCTCAATCGTCGCCGTGTCGTTCTCGTCGTCGTAATGCCACTTTTCGACGATTCCGAATTCCGGCATAACGTTAAAAAGTCGCGTCTCGATAGCCATACGGATTCCTAAAATTAAGGGGCACGAAACGATCGCTTCGTGCCCCTAATGGTTCGCTATCCGAATCATTAGGAGCGCCGATTAATCGGCGTCCTAAGCTTCGGAGTGCCGATTAGTTAAAGTCGGCGTAGACAGCGTGCGCGAGCGGGTTTTGCACGCGAACGGCCCACTCAACGAGGAGTTGCTTTTTCTCGCTGTCGCCGGTCTTGGCGAGGTCAATCGTCATGAAGTCGCGGAGCTTCGTGATTTTCACGTATTCCGTGTCGATCGCTTGCATGGTCGTCTCGCCCTTGAAACGCGAGGGGACGATCGTAACTTCGCCGAAGTCGGAAACGTACACGTCGGCCGCGCCAACGATCGACGCTTGTTGACCGGCCGGCACGTCGCGATAGCGCGTAGCGATACCCGCGAAAGCGCTGCACTTCACTTTGGTAGACGGGCCGCAAAGCACGAGGTCGGCTTTACCGCCGTTCGTCCACTGCTTTTGCAACATCAGCTTGAAATTCGTTTCGCTGATCGCTACGGCCGTCCCTGCCGTCGCCGACGCGTTCGGATAGCCCGAGCCGAGGCCGTTACCGGCAACGCCGCCCGAATATGTCGGGTCTGCGCCGCCTGCGCCACGAATCGTATTCGTGGTGATAAAGCACTCGAAACCTGCGGTATTGCGCGCAACGGTATCGGAGCCCGACACGGCCGGCTGACCCGAGCATGCGATCGCTTCCATATCGCGCTTCAGTTCCGCGCCGCGCTTGGCGAGCTGATACGCCAGTTCCGACTTACGGCCGGCCTTTTTCACGCGCTCGACCGTACCCGAAACGGTTACATTCTTCGTCGAAATTTGCGTGTAATTGCCCATGCGGGTCGTCGGGCTCGACGTGACCATAACGGCGTCGCCACCTTCGAGCGCCGCATTCGAGGTATTGACGGCGGAAAGCGCGTCGGTTTGCCACTCAAAATAGGTGTTATCGCAAGTGTCGGAGCCGACATTGCTGATAAACGGCGTATCGACCGGCGAAATATTCGAAATGATATCGGCGAGGTTTTCGCGGATACCCTTCGCCTGATAGGTGCTAAACGTGCCTGTAGGCTGTGCCATGTTTTCCAGTCCTTACAAAAAATTCAGGATTGCGGCCGCCGCGTCATCGACGCGCCCGGTTTTCGCGAGACGTTGTTTTGCGCGCGTGGCTTCGGTCGTGCTGCTCGGCTTCGTCGCATTCGCTCCCGGCGTTACGGATTTCACTTTGAGCCCCGGCTGTGTGCCGTTCGGCTTCAGTGCTTTCCGCGTCGCCTCGGCTTTGTCGAACAACATTGCTTTTCGCATCATCAAAATGGCGCGATGGTCTGCAATGGTGTTTAGCTCCTGTTCGGTCATCCCGTTCTGTTTGCCGTATTCGAGAATCGCGGCGCGCTCGGCGCTTGCGACTTTCGGGTCGGCCCACGCGGGGAGGGCTTGGAACAACTTTGCTTTTTCATGCTCGACAAACTCGCGCGCTTTCTGGACTTGCTCGGCGCGCTGCTGCTGCGTTACGTGCTGCCTTTGCTGCTCGACTGCTGCCTGTTGCTCTTGATAGCTGCGCCACATTTCGCGAGTCGCCGCATATTGCGCGGGGTCTGCCTGATACAGTGCATTCCAGTCCGGCTCTTGCGGTTTGAGCTGCACGAGGAGGGCGTTAGCCTGCTCTAGAGCTTGCGCATACTGCGCGCGATGCTGCTGCGTCGTCTCGACTTCTTTCGCGAGCGCTTGCCGCTGCGTCGCAAGTTCGGTCGTCTTACGCGTGTAATCCGATTGCCGGAGGTAGCCTTTCGAGAGCTCGTCAAGCGTGACCGTTTCTTTTTTGCCGTCGATTTCCAGCTCAAAGGCTTGCGGTTGCTTTCCGTCGCTTTCGTCGGTTTCTTCCGTTTCCTCGGTTTCGGATTCGTCGGGCTCGTGCTCGGCTTCCGGCGTTTCCGCCTCGTCGTGCTCGTGCTCCTCGGTTTCCTGCGTCTCGCCGCTTTCCTGTGTCCCGCTCTCGTCGGACAGGAGTGAGGCGAATTGGTGTGCCGCTTCGTCGGTGCTAATGCCAGTGCCGCTAGGCGTGTTGGCGCTTTCGGTAGTCATCTTAATAACCCTTTTGGGTGTTGAGGAAACCTAACTTATTTAGCCGTGCG